TTATAGTCCCGGTCGATACAGTCACGTTATCCTGATCAAATTCATTGATTTCTTCTGATGATGGCAGCCCAGGGAAAGAACACAGCCCTTGCAAATTCTGATATACGGTGCTTTTTATTCCTAGCTCCGTTACGACTGCTGGGCGGTTATTGCGGATAGTTGCTGTTGCAATGTGGGTAAGAGGGAAAAACTCCGGTCCAACACCTTCAAGATCGTCTATATACACGTCTGGATTAACGACTTTACCTAGGCTTACAATGCCTATCCTTTTTAATATTGAGTCTTTCGTTTCGATACATCTAAGAAAAATTTGTTGATCTTGATCGTCGCCTTTAACCTCTGGATTAAACTCAAGTTTCCTGCTGATAACTACCCACAAAGTATTGCCAATTGCAAATATTTCGCCTCTTTGCATTGCTGCATCAGCGGCGAGCTGCTCAGATAAAACTGTTGAGTTTATGTCGTCTACTTTTTGACCTACTTGATTTTTCCTTGACTTGTAGGCGTTTGCGGGTATTTCACTATTAGAGATTCGGAAAACTATTCTGTCGTCCACTTTAACATTGACTACTTTTGTTAGCTCATCGCCACTTGTTGTTGTAGGGACTCCATCGCGGATATGCCTAACAATGCCCATGCGTGGGCTGTATTGACGGCCGTTGCCTTTATGTTTTTGTTTGCGCACGACTTTTGTATATTCTGCATTACTTCTTGGAGTCGTGCCAGGGTCTATTCCCTTGGAAGAATCACCGTCTCTGCCTAAATTTAAGTCTCCAATAATTTTTAAGCGTCTAATTATATTAACTCTTTGCTCTTTATCTTTTATGTCATCCTTTGGAACAGTAATGACTTGGTAATTCAGCCGATAACCTGTCCCATTAGGGATTGCTCCATAGACGCCGAACTGGACATTGTTTGTCGGAGAGTATGCATGGCAAAAAGCTTCTGGGTCATTATCCAGCGTGTTGCTAGGGCAGACAAAAACCTCATCATTAAGGCCAGCGTCTGGATCGCCAGAGGCTCCGTCGCCTAATCTTGTTCCGGCTATCTTGCTCTTTCCATAAATAAGCCCGTTGTCGCCTGACTTGTATTCTTGTTTCCAGTAAAAGGCAAACAAGTCTTTATAAATAACGTCTAAAGCGTTGTTGCCTAAAAAGATGCCTTCTAAAGATGGCGGGGCAATACCGGAGCTAGGGCTTGCATCTCTTAAGCCTTGCTCGCCTACAACAAACAAAAGCTTGGCTTGCTGTTGCGTGCCATGACTAAACATACGAGACCACACCAAACGTGGCTCTACTAACATTCCACCAACTTTTTTTCTTTCGTTATATAGTCCAAAAATAATGGGTATTGGTGATGAGTAGTCCGCTAGCTCGTTTAATGTGTCAAATCCTCTTGATGGCGTGAACCGGCTAGCGCCTGTGATGCTGTCCAAGTCAACCCGGCCTGACTTAGGAGCCGAAGGCATCTTGGGCTTTGGTGTGAGCAGGTATGCAGCGCCGGTAAGAACCAGGGTGATTGCAAGGTTAACCAAGATTGCTGTTTGTGTTGCAGGGTCACAACGAATATCAGGAATATGATCGTATGCAGCAGGGCGTACTGTTCCCTTACGCCTTACTTCAGCTGCAAAAAGTTGATACTCTTCTTCTGTAATTCCAATCGTCTTTATTAACTCTCTTTCGTACGGAAGCAGTGGTACGTCGTAAGTAGACGGACCGAAGACCATTGCACTTTTTCCGACATTCGATTGACGTACAAGATTCCCGTCTGCCATGTGACTGCGAATGCCCAGGATTGCTGTGGTAACAGCAGAATGTCCCCATCATACTCAGGCTTCTTGACCCTGAAACCCCAGCTCAATAAATCGCGCGATACTTCCCACTTACTGGCTTCGTACCAAGACTGCTTAAACGGTGGGGGGTCAATGCCGATATGACCTAAAGCCTTGTAGCAGAGGTGAATGCAGTCAATATGGCCATCGCTACCATCAGCTCCTAGCCGATACGGCATCCCAATGAGATCAGCGCAGCCGGACATTATTGCTAACCGGCAAATTACCCACGATCCGATTTGTCAACGCACGTCTTGGCACGTCCGTTCCAACAGCATCTAAAACTGAACCTAGCTCTAAGTTCAGCGACGTGTTGTCCCATTGTCCTCCTAACACTTGCCCTGTGTAAGTATGCACAATCGTGTTTGTCGCGGATAAGCCTGTGTCAGGGTCAGAGTTTTCAATGATCAAAACATCAACTTCCATTATCCAAGTGTTTTCAATAGCGGCTATCCCCCAACCGAGAGACACCTTGTTGACTGGAAAAACTAGCGTTGCCTCTAAGCCGTCGCCTGTGCGGTTGACTGTGACGCCAGAAAAGCCAAAAGGAACGAATCCATATTCAGATCCATAGTGTGTAATCTTTTTGCCGATAAAAAAATTCTGGTAGTGGTAGTCCACCGTTTGTCTAGGTTTTATTCGTAGTGCATGGCCAAAAGCAAAACTTGTCATAGACCCAACCTCTTGCGAGTGCTACCGCTCATCTGTAATCGCTTCAGTGTATTCTGCTCACCGCGTTTTGCGCCTTGCTCTGCAGCACTACGCATCCCAGTCTGGAACTGATCGGCAGTGACATAATTAACGTCATTGATACGTTCCACGGTATAGCGAACATCGATTGGCGCGGCAACTGCAACACCACCACCGCTATCTCCCATTCCAGAACCGCCACCGTTAGCAGGAATAACGCTATTGCCGCGTGAGCCGTTTGAGTAGCGCGACATGCTTTCACGCATTTTAGATTCAGGGATGACGTACTCAGGCTCACCACCTTCACCAATTAATGCGTTGGTTGGCTTGTTGACGTAGCCGCCTTCTGCAAAAGTCCCAAACGAACTGGTATTGCCAAATACGTCACCAAGGCCACCTCCACCAATGCCTGCCACACCAGCAGAGCCTCCAGGGCTAGCGGCAGGGCTCATGAACCCACCAGCTGCCGACCCGAGGATGCTTCCAATAATTTGGATAGCCTGCATCTTGATTGCAGCCGCAATAATCTGAGCCGTCATATCTAAGAAGTGGTCTGCTGTTCGTTGGAATAGATTTGCCAACGCTTCTTGAGCAGTCATGCTTCCGTCAATAACACCTCTAAATGATTCGCTAAACGCATCTCCTATCGCTCCAGCAGCTCCTACCACTTGGTTTACTGGATCAAGTAGTTTATTTAGCTCTTCCTTCACGGCAGCGACTTCATCCTTAATTCTTTCCTTGTTTGATTTACCTTCTCCAGGGCCTTTAGCTGCTTCGCTTTTTATAGTTCCTTGCTGTTGCTTAAGAAGATCAAGCTGTTCTTTTAAGGCATCTGTATTTGCGCCGTTTGCTTCTGCCCGAAGGATGCTAGCTTCTACTAACTTAATTGCTTCAGTTTTTTGTTTTAATAGCAAACTAACTTGCTTGTTAAATTCAGTAATTCTTTTTGCTTCAGCAGGCAGCATCCCTTCCATGACCAGACGGTTGTATTCTCTTGAAGCAGTAAGATTTGCCTCTTGAGTTTCTCTGATTTGTTTCAATGGAGCGACTGCCTCTCTAAGAGCTTTTACACGCTTCTCTTCTTGATTGAACGCAAACGTCGCTAAATCATTCGCTTTAATTTGATTGGCTAAATTTATTTGATCAGCCGCATAATCTTGATTTTTAAGTTGAGCAATTCTTTCTATAGTCTGTTCGTATTTTCCTTCTATTGCAAGTTTTTGGGCTTGCACGGTGCCTGCTACTTTGCTTTGCGCTAACTGCCGTTCCAGGCTAGCGGTAAGGGACTGGGCTTGCTGTCTTTGGCGGTCAAGTTGTTCAGTTTGCTTGCCTAACTTTGCAGAGCCCTGCTCTATTTTTTTATTTTTACGTTCAATCGCTTTCTCACTGTCTCGATCAATTTGTGCAATTTTATTGTTAAATTCAAGAATATTTTTATTTTGAACTTTTTGTAACGATCCATTGGTTTTCAGGAATTGACTTTTGTTTTTGTCAATGGTCTCTTCAGCCTTTTTGTTTTTAATACCCAGCTCTTGCTTGGCTTGTAGCTTCAATAAGGCGACGTAGTCAGCATCAGTTAGATCTTTTTTCTGTGAAGCTAACGCAAGCTCGGTCTTCGTTAGTGCGGCATTTTTTAGACCAAATTCGCTTAAAAATTTAGTGGTTTGCAGCTGCTCAGATGTAGCTTTGGTTAGCTGTTCAGCGTCTACAACTTGGCCTCGGACAAGCGCTCTTAAGCCATTTTGAGCTTTTAATAAATCTTTGCTCTCGTTTTCAGACAAACCTCCCATTCCGCTTGCCGCCCCAACGGTATCAGCAAGTGTCAATTCGTTTATTTTATCTTGAAATACTTTGGCCTCTGGAGTATCTAACTTTAAACCAGCTTGCAAATCATTTGCG